CTACTGTTGATGCTGCTGTTGCAAAAGCAAATGCTATCCTTAACATAGTTAATACAAGAAAAGATTGCCTAGCATTCTTCTCACCTCAGAGAACTGACATCATTGGTCAGTCTGACTCTGATATAATTACAGATCGTATTCTTGCTTACTTTACAAGATTAGGATCTACATCTTATGCAGTTTTAGATGCTGGTTACAAGTACATCTATGACAAGTATAATGATGTTTATCGTTACATCCCAACAAACGGAGACACAGCTGGACTATGTTTAGAGACTGGTGTTCAACAGGATCCATGGTTCTCACCTGCTGGTTTCTCTCGTGGTGTTCTACGTAATGCTATCAAACTTGCATACTCTCCTAATAAGGATCAGCGTGACAAGTTATATGCTGAAAGAGTTAACCCAATTGTATCTTTCCCTGGACAAGGTATTATCCTATTCGGTGACAAGACTGCTCTTGGATATCAATCTGCATTTGACAGAATCAATGTCAGACGCTTATTCCTTACAATGGAAAGAGTTATAAGTAGTGCAGCAAAGCAACAACTCTTTGAGCAAAACGATGAGACCTCAAGGTCACTCTTCCGTAATATCGTTGAACCTTATCTACGCGATGTCCAAGGCCGTCGTGGGGTCACCGATTTCTTGGTTAAGTGTGATGAAGAGAATAACCCTCCTGATGCTGTTGATCGTGGCGAGTTCTACGCTGAAATATACGTTAAGCCAACACGTACTATCAACTACATTACATTGACATTCACAGCAACCAGAACAGGCGTAGCCTTCTCTGAAATTGCTTCTTAGTCTAAATAATAATATCAGACGGAGGATAACAGAAAATGGCAGTAAGAGGCACTATTGACTCATTCAAGTCAAGTGTAGTTTCGGATTTTGCGAGACCTAATCTATTCCAAGTAGATTTAAGTTTCCCTTCAGAAGTTATCGCGAACGCTACTGGTCTGAGTGATTTGGGTAAGTTTACTGTGAGAGCAGCAAACCTACCTTCCTCCCAGATGGGTATCGTTGAGGTTCCATTCCGAGGTCGCGTATTAAAAATCGCTGGCGATAGGACATTTGAACCTTGGACAATCACTATTATGAACGATAGTAGATTTGCCCTAAGAAATGCTTTTGAAGCTTGGGTAGAGAAAATTCAGGCAGCAAACGAAAACATCACTCAAACATCTGGACTTGGTGACGAGTCTGATGCTACAGGATATTTCACAGACATGTTTGTACATCAACTTTCTCGTGACGCTTCTTCAAGTGAGAAGTCAACGATTCTAAGATCGTACAAGTTTACCGATGTATTCCCAAGCAACGTTTCAGCGATTGATTTGGACTTCGGATCTAACGATGCTGTTGAAGAGTTTACTGTAGAACTTCAGGTTCAGTACTGGCAAGCAATCCCTGACGGCGTTATCGCATAAAAAGGGGTTTAGCAACCTTGCTAAATAACTACATAATAGACTAAAGATTGATGTCACAGCTATTCGGTTTTTCAATTGAGAGAGCGAAGAAGGCTCCAAAGGGGCCTTCTTTCGTGCAGAAAGACCACCTAGACGGTTCGTATCCTGTCGTAGGTGGGTCTCATTTTGGATACACCGTAGATATTGATGGCACTGTTCGTAATGAGTATGAACTGATTGGTCGTTACCGTGATATGATTCTACAACCAGAGTGTGACTCTGCTGTAGATGACGTAGTTAACGAAACTATTTGTGGAAATTTTGATGCAGTTCCTGTATCATTAGAATTATCTAACCTCAAGGTTAGTGAAAAGATTAAGAAATTAATGAGGGATGAGTTTGATACCATCCTAAAACTTTTAGATTTTGACAATAGAAGTTACGAGATCTTCCGACGCTGGTATGTGGACGGGAGACTTTTTTATCATAAGGTAATAGATCCTAAGCAGCCAAAAAAGGGTCTTGTAGATATTAGATACATTGACCCTCGTAAGATACGTAAAGTTACTGAGATAGACAACAAACCTGTTCGTACTAATACTCAGATTAATGATGCACTTTCACAGAAACAGACAGATTACTTCCTTTATAATCCTAAAGGACTTAAGCAAACTGGTAATCAAGGATTAAAGATTGCTCCTGATTCTATCTGTTATGTACATAGTGGTATCATGGATCTGAATAAGAACATGGTACTTTCTCACCTACATAAGGCAATCAAAGCGGTAAACCAACTCCGCATGATTGAAGACTCTCTTGTTATATACAGATTATCAAGAGCACCAGAAAGAAGAATTTTCTATATTGATGTTGGTAACCTACCTAAGCAAAAAGCGGAGCAGTACCTCCGTGAGGTTATGGGTAGATACCGTAACAAGTTAGTATATGATGCTGCTACTGGTGAGATAAGAGATGACAAGAAATTCATGTCTATGCTAGAAGATTTCTGGCTTCCTAGACGTGAAGGTGGTCGTGGTACTGAGATCACAACTCTACCTGGTGGACAGAACTTGGGTGAATTGGAAGATGTAAAATACTTCCAAAAGAAATTATACAAAGCATTAAACGTCCCAACTTCAAGACTAGAAACAGAGACTACATTTAACATTGGTCGTGCTGCTGAAATCACACGAGACGAAGTTAAATTCCAGAAATTCATTGCACGTTTACGCAAGAGATTCGGGGAAATGTTCCTTGATCTTTTGAAGACACAACTTGTACTTAAGGGAATCATCTCCATTGAAGAATGGGATGATATGAAAGAGAACATCACGATTGATTATATCGCTGATTCTTACTTCAATGAACTTAAGGAGACAGAGATCCGCAACGAGAGAATGAATCTTGTTAATGTTATGGATCCATTTGTCGGTAAGTACTTCTCTATTGATTACATGCGTCGTCAAGTTCTCAAACAGACTGACGTGGAAATTAAAGAAATTGATAAACAGATAGAGGATGAAATGGCAGAGGGTAAAATTGTTGACCCTGCCGAAGAAGCAATGATGGCCGCAGCTGGGGGAGACCCTGCTATGGCAGGTGGTGAAGCAGCACCACAAGAACAGAAACCCCTGTTTTCTGATGCAGAATTAAGTTCTGCTGATGCGAAACGCGGAACTTTCTAAATAGTATATGTAACTACCTATTATTATGTCTTCAGAAATAGCAAGTGATATAGTGAATAAGATCTTTGCTGATGATAAAGCAGGTGCACTTGATGCAACCAAAGATGCAATATCAGCAGCATCATATGATCTAGTTCAGGCAAAGAAAGCCGACTGGGCAAAGAATTGGGGATATGACCCAGCTCAAACTGGTCAGGCAGATGCGGATGCTGTAGCAGCATCATTACCAGATGGGACTAACCAAGCAAAGGACTATGATCCTGGCGAACGTCAACCTCATGAACCACCTGAACAAGAGGTAGAAACTGAACCAGAAGCACCTGAAGCTTCTGCGGAACCTGAAGCAACCCCAGAAGAGGAACCGAAAGATGAAACTGATAGCTGAAGAAATCACAAACGTAGAATTTCTAACCGAAGAAAAAAACGGTAAGAAGTCGCACTACATTGAAGGTATCTTTTTGCAAGGAGAAATCAAGAACCGTAATGGACGTATGTATCCACTACATGTTCTTCAACAGGAAGTTGCTAAATATGATGAAAAGTCCATTAAGACTGGACGTGCTCTAGGTGAACTCGGTCACCCTGATGGTCCTTCCATCAACCTTGATCGCGTATCACATAAGATCACACGTTTAGAACAAGATGGCAGCAACTTTGTCGGTAGAGCAAAGATCTTAGACACACCTATGGGATCTATTGCAAAGAACCTACTTGATGAGGGCGTGAAACTTGGTGTATCTTCTCGCGGTATGGGTTCCATTCGCAGGGAGAACAATTGTAATGTAATACAAGACGACTTCATGTTGTCTACAGCAGCAGATATTGTTGCTGATCCATCAGCTCCAGACGCATTTGTGGATGGAATCATGGAAGGAAAGGAATGGGTGTGGGATAATGGAGTCATTAAAGAGTCCAAAATAGCTGAAATCAAACATCAAATTGATCAAGCTACTCTCGTAAATATCCAAGAACGTAAGATTTCCGCGTTCAAAACCTTTTTACAAACATTATAAAGTATAAATAATCTTAGATAAAGCAAATGCTGAAAGAAGGAGAACCACAAATGTCCGAAACCCGCGACGCAGAATTTGAGTCTTCAATGTCAGAAGCTGCTATCAACGAAGATGCAGCGACTGGGGTTGCAGCCATAAAGAAGGGGGCAACCTCTGGCGAAAAAATTGATACCTCTGGTGCGAAACATTCCGACATCGGTGGATCAGATAACAAGTCTAACCCCGAAGGTACAGAAAACCTCGGAGCAAAGGCAGCTGCACCAGTAGGTGTAGAAGGAGATAAGTCTATCAAGACTAAAGGCTCCGATGCTGGATCTGGTAACGTAAGTGCAGGTCTGTCAGGAAAAATCTTTGACTCTAAGGAGAACGAGGATGGCGAAACGATCCAAGAAGAAACCCCTGAAGCCGAATACGACTTTACTGAAGATGTTGACGCTCTTGTCGCTGGTGAAGAACTAAGCGAAGAGTTCAAGGAAAGAGCCGCTACAATTTTTGAAGCTGCTGTCAACTCTAGAGTCGCTAAAGAAAAGGCATCACTAACAGAAGCATTTGAAGCAGCACTTACCGAACAGGTAGAGCAGCTCAAAACAGAATTGGCCGAGAAGGTTGATGATTATATCTCGTATGCTGCAAAGCAGTGGAGCGAAGAGAACTCCCTAGCTATTGAGCATGGCGTTAAGAACGAGATAGCAGAGTCATTCATGAACGGTCTAAAAGGTCTTTTTGAGGAGCACCATGTTGGTGTACCCGAAGAGAAGTTCAATCTACTGGATGGTATGGTTGAGCAAATTGATGAGATGGAAGGAAAACTCAACGAGCAAATTGAATCCAATGTATCTTTGAATAAGAGACTTGGGTCTTATATAAAAATGGAAATTGTGAACGAATGTGGTCACGGTCTTACCGAGACACAGAAAGAGAAACTTAGTGAACTTTCTGAGGGTGTTGAGTTTGAGAGTGAAGATGATTTTAAATCTAAAATCACAACTATCAAGGAGTCATACTTTACGAAGAAGGAAGTAGCACCTAGTGCTGATCCTGTAGAGGATGCTAGTCCTGTGGTAGACGAGACCAAATTAACTGGTGCAATGGGAGCTTATGTTGATACCCTGAGCCGTTGGTCTAAATGATAATGATTTGTAAACACTACTTTTTAGAAAATTTTTAAGGAGAAACAATGGCTGATTTAAAGCAACTCCAGGAAAAGTGGGCACCCGTACTTGATCACGAAAGTCTTCCAAAGATTGAAGACTCTCACAAGCGTGGCGTTGTAGCACAACTTTTGGAGAACCAAGAATTTGCTGCTCGTGAAGAGAAGCAAATGTTAACTGAGGCACCTACCCATGCTGCTGGTACAGG